GAATATATAGCAGCTGGCGGAAAAGATGATCCAATAGTGAAAGCAATGTTTGGAGCAAAGAAGAATGTTGCAAATGCCTCTGCTGCTACTGACGCTCCATTGGCCTCTAAGAAAGATGTCTCAATGGCTTCCAAAGACAATGCAGTTAAACCTGTTATAGAAGCTGAGAAACAAGTAAATGAAGCTAAGATGAAAGATGCTCGTGTTCCTGAAAATCAGATTGCTGTTAGGGAAGCCGAGAATGCTATGACAAAAGCTGACCAAGCAACTGATAAGGCAGTAACTGAAAACATGGAGAAAGATGAAGAGATACCTCCTGAATTAGAGAAGCAATTATTCGAATCAGATGAAGGTGCAGCAGCTAAGAAAGCAATAGAAGATAACAACCCAACTGAATTGGGTTCTGTATCAGATGAAAATGGAGATCCTGTTCTTCCAGGTCATTATGATGAAGCTGGTAATTGGGTTCCTTATGTCAAGACTGAAATACCTGAATATCCAATGAGCAGAGGAACTGCTCTGGCACTTACTCTTATATCAGTTGCCTTATCTGCTATTTCAGGTGGTATGCTTCCACCAATAAATTTCATCAAACTCAGAACTGATGAACAATGGCAAGCAGAAATGAAAGTGAACCAAGATTATGCTGATTTAGTAAATGGAACAGCCAAGGAAAGAAATACAGCTCAAACTGATATAGAGAAGGTTGGAAAGGAATATGAGCAAGCACAAGGAATGACATCAGAAGGAATAGACAAAATGGCAAGAAGAACTGGTGCTGCTAAAGGTAGTTCTGAGCAGAAAGGAATGGAACTTCAAGAACAACTGACAAAACTTGGATTACAGAATGCCATTGATTTGAAGAAGCTTGATATGCAGCAGCAAAAGGATATGGCAGAGCTTCTTTATGATCAGGAAATAAACAGAATTGTGAACGAGATAAAGACAGCTGATGGTGCTGGAATTGACTTCGATAAACTTGCTCAATATCGTTCTTCAATGGCTGGTAATACTAAACTTCAGCGAGCACTTAATTATATTGAGCAAGGAGCAAGTGCTGCTGGCACTGTAATAAGAAGTGTCAAAGGAAATTCTGATAAGAATGTGAAGAAGTTCTCTGATTCTAATACGGCTATGCTAAGAAAGCACAAATTGTGGAGGTAGATATGGATTTTTCTTTCATTGACAATTATCAAGAAACTCCACCAACAGCAAATGAAGCACAAGTATCTGAGCTGAACGATTTGGTGAATTTAGCTCAGAATATTCCTTGCTTGCATTGGGAATATGATAATGTGAATGTTCCTTCTAATGGAGATCAACTTGGTTTCATTACCCAAGCATTGAAAAAAATGCCAGGATTAGCTTCTGCTGTGTCAGTTGATGAGAACGGAGTTGAGAATTTTGATAGCAGGTTTGTTGCCGCTGCTGCTCTTTCATTATGTGCGGCTTTGGCAAGAAAGGTATTGGATATTAAACTAAGGGAGGATTATGCAGATGACAACTTGGTATCAGAACATCAACAACCAGTTGAATCCACAGAAACAAACACAGCAGTCTAATCCGATTCAGCCATTGACAACAAAAACTGGCTTGTCTCAACCAAAGAAAGTTTCACTGCAGCAAGGAATAATAACAACATTATACTCACAACAACCACAAGCAGGAGTATAATTATGAGTATCGCAAATGTAGTTCCAGTTTATCTTGATAATACCTCTGGTTGGAAGCCAAATCAGGTTAATGAAATCAATAAGATTGCCAGAAACTTGAGAACTGCATTTGAATCTAAGGCTATACAACATACTAAGGATAAACCTCAAATAGAGAAGTTCACTATCTCAAAATACAACAGGGTTCTCAATCTTAATGATTATAGATATAATGATACATTCTCAATCAATTTCATTCTTGATCCAGCAGGGTTTGAAGTAAATGGTGAATATCCTTTGTTAGAATTAAGCTCATATCCATCATCATTCAATTATGAAGGAAGTAATGATGATGAAGCACCATATAAATTACTGTCATCATTAGGAACTATATCAATCAAAAAAATCAACAGTTCTCCCTATTTCATTATCAAGGTTAAAGACACTTGGCCAACTGATGAGCAGCATAACAAACTCAAATATTCTTGTTATATAGGAGGCAGAATATGAACACCTACCTAAGCTCAGAGAATGACAAAGTGAAAAGGTCAAGAATGAACAATGTAATAAACTCACTGGACAGGCTGATAAATGAAACTACTAATAATACAACTCAGCAAGAATATGGTGAAATAGACTATTGTGGAATATTATGCAAAGGTCAGGTAATTCAAGGAAATAAAAATCCATCAGTTGCTTGTATTCCTGTATTTACTACTTCCAATGTATTCGTAGGATATATACATGAAAATGGAGATTTGATAGTAGAGAATGATACTGAAATAGTAGGCTCTACATCTTGCACCAGAACATCAAAGTCAGGGCCTATCAATGTTGCGGAAACAGTAGGTTGTTGTGACCCGGTTCTTCACCAAGATTACGATACGTGCGAGCTTATTTGCTCTAATACTACAAGCAGAACTTATGCTGAATGTGGCTATAATGTTACATGCACTTGTACGACTTCATGCTATTGCCATAAAATCCAGCACGTAATCAATCCACACAGTTTTGAGGTAATCTGTGGCAACTGTAACCGTCAACAGCGTGCAAGCGTAATCTGTTATGGTAGTTATCTAAGAAATGCTGACACTTCTATGTTCATTGAAAACGGCAAGCTCTGTGTTTGCATAGGATACAATGACTATTATAATGACCATCATCATTTCTGCTTCCAGAATGGTTGCTTTGATATAGATAATGAGCGATTCATTGACTGTAATATCTCAGCAATCAAATATGGCAATAGCGTTGTTGCTCCGGCATATTTCTATGCAGGTACTAATGCAGCTAGGTCTACTTGCTACTATATAACTATGGATATGACTGTGTGTACTACTACTGTTAGCTGTGTTTGCTATAAGCAACTTGATAGTTGTGTTTGTATAAAGGAGGAGTACCTGTGATAATAACAATAACTGAGAAAAGTGGACTATTTACCAAAAGCCAAACAAACGAACTTAATAATGCCTTCGCTAATATCAACAAGAAAATTCAGGGGTATAAGACTACTGAGCTTGAATATAAAGAACCGATAAGAAAGCTTACCAGCACTTCATTTATAGCTGGACAGATACTTCATATAAGAGAATCATTTGAGGTAAAACAGGGATATAACCGATTTGTGAATATAATTGAGCTTCCTGTATCAATACCATACGATGTATGGTTGCCTTGCTGGCAACCAGATAACAGTTGTCTAACCATTCATATCTTAGGAAAAGATGTAGCAGTATTCGGATATAGCACAGTAGGAAATAAGGCTAATATAATAGCAGATATAGTAATTCCATACTCAGTATAATAGAAAAACCCGATGATATTGCTACCATCGGGTTGGGAGAAAAGATTAATTACTTGAGATTAGTGCCATACGAGCACTATCTCTCAAAGGAATATCTATATATTTGATTAGGAAATCCCAGTTGCTTAAAGTGAGCATTCCCTTGCTATTTATCTGCTTTGCCAATTTCGATAACTTTTCCTTATCCAATCCTTCAAGAATATCTGCTGGTAATTGGTCAATGCTATATCTCTTGATTATAGATTTTTCTGTATCAGGGTTCACATAAGTGAAAGTGTTGTCTTTACCTACAAGAAGATACCAAATAACAAATGTTATGATAAATACTACTACTATAAAAATTGCTATATTCATATTATTCCTCCTTATTTCAATATTTCACCTTTATAATATCTGGTATTAACTTTATAACCAACCACCATCATATCATCTATTATCATTATGAAACTTCTGTTGTTGTCGATTTGATGATTGTGTATCACTTCCCAAATTTTGAGCTCCTCATCTCTGCTTGGAACTGCTCTGTAAATAGTGTGGTCTAACTTCTTCAATATATCTATGTATTTATATATTTCAACATCATTTGCTGGAACATTGAGGTATTTGAATTTCACTAATTCAGCATTGAGTGAACAAATACAGAACAATAGTATTGATACTATCAATAATCTCTTCATACTAACTCCTGAAAGTGATTGTAGTTGTAGTGCCTTCTGTATATACAAAAGCATCATTATTCTCAATAAGCATTGCTTCTTTATTCTCTTCAGTAATAGCATTATTTTCTTTGAGCAAGATAGTCAAATCAGCTGTGATAATCTGCTTCAATGTATTTAGAGCAGTCTCGTATTCGTTTCCTTCAATTGTGTCATAATCTCCCCATACAGTAGTCATAGAGAAGTTAGTTCCATCGGTTATATATATACCACCTATATCATCATAATAAGATAGCAGATAAATTGTTGGGTTATTATACTTATTCAATGCTTCTTTAATTGGTTCAATATCAGCATATTCAGTATTAAGGAATTCCTCTTTGGTCATATCATCGTATGTCCAGTTTGGGTCATCTCCGAATTCATAATTTGTAATTATAATATTAGCTGCTTTTGTCATTATTCTTTTCTCCTTTCTGTTCAAATTATAGCACGAATTGTAAAAATTTTCAAGGCCAAAGAATTACAATTCAATCAGCTCATATGTAATTCCATCTACCATTGCTTTTCGATACTTTTTCATGAGATATTGGCTGACGTTGTTATCAGCGCACCACTGCTTCAGGCTGAATGAAACTATCATTTCATTTGCTACTATTCCATATTTTGGTTTGCTCTTTCGCATTGTGTTACCTCCTATATAATATATTGATATTGACATAGCTTATCAAAAACAGCTTTAGCATTTAATATACATTCTCCATTTTCTTTCTCGAAGAAATACTCTCGAACGTCAATGAAATTTGGTACGCCCAATAGCATATCTTCTAAATTTGGATCTTCTTTCATCTCTTTCCAATAATGGTAGTGAAAATTAATCGCTTCTCTCAAAGTACTAATAAATTCCAATATTTCTGTTTCATCAGCTGGAATTAAAAAACCATAACTCTTACCATATATATACAACCATTTTACTATATAGTTCTTTTTTTTACTCATTATCATCACCTCCAACTGCCTCAACTCGTTCAATGAATTTCTTTGTAGGTGTATACATTCTTGTTCCATGATTAACCTTAGAATCAAAGTATTCAGTTCTGTTCAGATATCCTCTAACCTTATCTCTGCTCTTAATATCTAATAAGTTCATATAATCAGTAACAGAGCGTCTTTTGTCAGAATAGTTCACCAAGAAATTCTGCTTCACTTCATCAGAAATAATCTTCTCAAAGATATCATCCTCAACTGCTTTATCCTCTGATATTTCAAGATTGTTGGTCTTTACGAATTCTATTGGGTTGTATGGATATTCAACAGGTGTATTAACCCAAATCTTAGTCAATAGTTCAATAAGCTCAGCTCTTGTCATTTGCTTCTTTATAGCATTGATATAGAACTGTGACAATCTTCTTGATTGGCCATCTACCCAGAATGTATCAGTCATATCACTATTTGATGTAACTATAATCTGTGCCAATTTCCTCATATGAATAGGGTCTCTGTATAGTGGCTTATACATATAGTAATCGCCAGTAATCAAATCTTTGAGAGCATTGGCGGATTCCTTGTCGAATTTAGACTTCTCGTTGATGACTATGAGCAAATCCTTTCCCAATTCTTCTACTGATCTATCATTAACCAATGATGATAATTTCATTGTTCCTGACATCCATCTCTCTTTGTGAATAACCTCATACAAACATTCAGCAAATGTTGTTTTACCAGATGCCTGATTACCAATTATAGCAAGCATTGTTTGTGCTTCTCTTTGTTTGTTGAAGATAGCTCTCTTACAATTAATCAGTGTGAATAATAACTGCTCTGCTGCTAATTGAGCGTTGTCTGTTTCATATACATCAGTGAACATTTGTTTGGCAAGTGATAAAGCAGTGGTATAATTAGTGCTATCAGTCAATCCTTCTTTGATTTGTTCCATTCTGAATTCTGGATATAATCTAGTTATATATTGCTTTATCTGCTTTGATAAATAACTCATTGAGGGTATATTAGTAATATCAATTATTGGCTTGACTTTATCCATTTGTTTTACCAGTCTGTTGGTATCTAATTCACAAGCTTCTTTACTAATAATACCATTGGTGAATTGTTCTTTCAGTTGAGCAATTTTTGCCCAAATTACTTGTTCATCAGCAGCTTTCATCTGCTCCAATTTCTTTGACAATGGTGCTAATAGTTCAAAATCACTCATTGAATTGAGCTCTTCTAGACTGTGGTGCTCTAATAGTTCGATAGTTGCATTATACAATAATACATCAATCTTTTCTGGTAGTGTCAATTCGTCTTTCAAAAACTTAAATTTCATTGTATATCTCCTCCTATTACAATAAAAAAAATCCTATTGGATATTTCAATAGGATATAAGAGTTAGACAATGAAATATATCCTATTGAAACCAGCAGTGTGTTCCATTTGGAACAGACGCGTCACTGCCAATTCCAAAGGATGTTTATAATCATGTAAAACTATGAGTTAGCTATTCTCATTTGCTCTACACTATTTAGCTTTATTTTATCACTTCAAAACTAAATTGTCAATGATTTTTTCTGACACTTTTTTGTTTTATCCTCGCCTCCTCCTCCTTTTCTTTACAATATTGAGGGATTTATTTTGTTTATAATATATTATTATTCTTTCTAATTGGTCAAGAAGAAAAAAGGAGGAGGGGGGGGTGCTATAAAAAAAGTTTTTTGGAAAAAAATAAAATTCTGTATAAAAAAGTTTTGCTACATCCACTTCAAATTCCACCCTCCTTTTCAAAAAAAACTGTCAGAATTAGCTACTAATTCAGAAATTTTTCGCTAATCGTAAGTTAAATGGTATAGAGAGGAGAATAGATTATGAAATACGAAAACAAATCAGCAGTATATATGTTCAAAGATGAGAATGGTAATGTAGTATATGTAGGTTCTACTAATAACCTTAACAAGAGAATGTATAACCACAAGTGGTGTACTAATAAGAATAGTAATCCTAATAGCAAACTCTATGAGTTCCTCAGAAACAACAATTATACTGTTGACTATCTATATACAGATGATTATAGACAGAAAGAACTTGAGATGATAGAGAAATATCATCCAGTATTCAACAGAGTAAGAGTTACTCAAGCAAAGTTAGATATAAGCGTATCAGCAGCTGATGATTACGCAGAATATCACCGTCAATACCTCCAAGCCAACAAGAAATATAATGCTGAGCACAGAGAATATTGCAAGAATTGGTATAGAGAACACAAAGATTACTTCAAGAAGTGGTACGATGAACACAAGAAGAAGTAAGACTAAATAGTGGTTCCATTAATAACTCCTTAGGTTGGCAGAAATGCTGACCTTTTTTGTTTCTGAGCAGCAATCACAAAGTATAATATATAGAGAGGAGAATAATATGATTTGTGAAAGACAATTTAGACTAAAGAAAAATGGTGAGCCAAATTACGAATGCTATTGTAGGCATCCAGAACTTATCGAAAACTATGATAAAGCAATAGCAGATACTACTCAAACGTGGCAGGTTCATCATAGACTTGAATACTGCTTCACTCAAAAGTTTCTGAAGGAAATGAACCTTTATTATGATGTTCAGCCAGAAGCTCTGATTTTCCTAACAAAATCAGAGCATAACAAAATCGATTCAAAGCGTAAAAGGAGTAGTGAATCTATGAAAGGTAAGAAGCATTCTGAAGAAACGAAAAGAAAGATTTCGGAAGCTCATAAAGGTATGAAATTCTCTAAAGAACACAAAAGGAATATCAGCAAGGCAAACTCTAAAAAAGTTCTATGCATAGAAACAGGTGAGATCTTTGAGTCTATAAATGATATTCAAAGAAAGACAGGAATCGACCAAGGCAGCATTTCAAAAGCTTGCAACGGAATACGCAAAACTGCAGGCGGATTTCATTGGGGGGAAGTATGATTAGTGCAGAACAACTAAACAAATGGCAGGATATAGTAAGGAGCTACAACAACAAGCAAATTCCAATGGAGGAACTTGTAGAGAAATGTAATGAGGAAGGACTGGCAGAAGTAAACGCCTACCTGATTAGTAACAACATAATAGCACGAATGAAGGATGGGAATGTATTCGTCAACTGGTCTAACAACAGATATTATCCTGAGGCTACATTCATCAACCTGAAAGCTGAATTGAATGGACAAACAAGGCAGCCAACTCTTGAAGAAAGAGTAGCTATACTGGAAGAGAAGATGAAACAACTGTTAGGAGAGAGAGTATGAATATAAAGAACCCAACAAAATATGCTACATCACTCAAAGATGATGTAGCATTCATCAGCAGAAAGCTTAGGAAGCTATCATATCTAATTCCAGATGAAGCTAATGATTTGATCAATACACTGACAGAGCTTGAGAACTATACTGAAAATATCTGTGAAGTGTTGATTAGTAAAGTATAATAATATATAGAGGTTAGTAATATGACAAGACAAGAATATGATTGGGTAATCAATTACCTGGAGACAATAACAATAGGAAGAGCTGACAGTTTGAATAGATTGGCAATAATAAGTTCAATGAAGCAATTCTTGCTTGATTACATAGATTATGAACAATATGATCAAGAAGAATACATCAGTAGACTTGAAGCAGAGAAAGCAGAGCTCAAATCTGAACTACAAACTAAGACTGATTACTGCAATATACTGAAAGGATTAGTCAATAAGGATTTGTTGAAATCACTGGATAGCATAGTAAAGGAGGAGAAGAAATGAATGAACAAGACTATAAGGAAGTAATCAAATTACTGAGATTGATGACATCGAAAGTAATTGATATCAAGAACCAGATTGACAGTGGGTTAGCCATTGATTCAATTCTTAATTTGGAAGAGCAAGTTGAGGAGATAATTACAGCTAATTATGTCTATGGGAAATGAGGTAGATATGAATGAAAAGAAGTATAAGTATACTAGCATTATTAGTATTGTTCTGCTATTGTTGCTGGTCACAGGATGTATCATTCAAGAAAATAGATTGGTCATCACTAGAAAACAACTTGAATACTATCGAACTGAACTTATATCAGCTGAAAACCAACAACAGCAACTTACAGCTACAATTGACGGATGCTATGCAATCACTGAAAATACAGCAGAACTACTTAGCAGATCAGCAAATTCAATTACAGAGCTACGAAGACAAATTGAAGCGGTCAGAGAGAACTATCAAAATATGGAGAACCTGTTGCTTGATAGCTACAACAGGATGCATAACAACACTAATCTTATGGAGGGTAAATAAATGAACACAGCGAGCAGTCTGTTTGCACTTCATCAACTGGAGTTAATGACAAAACCAAATGATGACGAAGATATAGTAATAACAACTGATGGAAATGATATTGTTGTAGAAGAGACAAAGAAAGAAGAAAATAAGGCTAAACCAAAAAAAGCAAAAGCCAAACACAAAGCTAATAGTATAGGAGAATAAATAATATGAGTGCAAAGACTTACAAAATCGTAATTGGTATTATCGGTGCTGTTGGAACAGCAGCAGGAACAATAGTTACACTGTTCAACCCAGAGAAATTATCTACAATTATAGCTATTATCGGAGCAGTAACAACACTGGCTACTGAAATAGCTACATTGTTTGTGAAGAAAGAGGAGGAGAAACAGTAATGGAAAAGAAAACATCAATTTACATCAATTCACAGGGGGGTACCGGTTTTAATTTGGCACTTGCCCACGTCATTCCAGAACTCAAAGAAAAATACGACGAAGTAGCAGTTTTGTCACCATACTTCGATATTTTTGAAAGTTGTCCTTATGTTGACTTGGTTTACAAACCAAACGAAATCAGAGACTTTATTTTTGACGCTAAGTCAAAAGACGCAAAACTCATCTGTGAACGAATGTATGACAGTGAAGAGTTTATTTACAAGAAAGTTTCTTACGCAGACGCTTGGAGAAAAGCTGCCGGTTTGAAAACAAAAGGAAACAAAGACGGCTCAGATACAAAAACAAACCTTGAGCCAGAAAAGAAATACCCGTATCTTACTAATCAGGCAGATGACATTTTGAAAAAAGTCAAAGAAAACGGTTTCAAAGACTTTGTCATAATGCAGTTTACAGGCGGACAGAGCCCACTTACACAGGTACCAGCAAATGAAAAAGGTGAGCCTGATTGGAGCAAAGTTCCTTACAACTATGATAACGAGCCACTCAAAAGACATTATCCAATCGACCTTGTAAATCAGTTTATTTCTCTTTTCAGAGCAGCACATCCAGAAACAGCGGTTATTTTGTATCAGCTTCCAAATGAACCAGCTCCTGAAAATGTATTCCGCTTTACAGTTCCATATCTTGCTTACCATGTATTGGCAAGGAAAAACGAATGTGTTGGCGTAGTTACAATCGATTCTTCACTCCAACATCTTGTTGCTGGTTTGACAAAAACACTCGTTATTTGGGGTCATTCACTTCCACTTTCATTTGGATACGACTATAATAAAAATGTTCTTCAAGATTGTCGTAGAGATGATATTCTTTACTTCTCAGCACTTGGTCCGTCTGGTGCCGCTATCCGTTACATCAAGCCTGATGCTTTGTTGAAAGAAGTTGACTCATATTTGTTTGGAACAGAGGAGGAGAAATAGAATGCACTTGCAAGACAAACTTATTCATACAGCTAATAATCTTTGTCTTGCAATAGACTATCTCTATGCGGGATTTCATTCAATAGCAGATGAGGCAGAAAGAAATCCTGAGTTCATAGAGATAGCTGTTGCGACAGTTCTTATATCAGGACTTATTGAAGATAGAGAAGTATTAGACGAGAGTGGATTTGTAAACGATGCTGAGAAGTTGCTTTACAAGGCAACAAGTCACAAGTTCAATGTTACCAAGAGAAATATTACATCAATCAAGGAATTACCACTTGATAAATATGTGGTAGTGAATTATGAGTTCAACAATCACAATCATTGGGTCTTATTTTATGGACAGACACTATTGTATAATCCAATGGAGCAATCTGTGTGTTATAAATATGGTAAACCAACAGAGTGTAGAATTATAGAGAAGCAGTTATAGGAGGAAGATATGAAACTATTACACGATTATATATTGATAAATCCAATCAAGGAAGAACAAACACAGTCTGGTATTATTATTCCAGTAGATGTTCAGAATAAGCAATTAGTAGGAGAAATAGCAGCTATTGGTTCTGATATAGAAGATGAGAATTTGCATGTAAAATCGAAAGTGTTGTATGATAAGCTCAACAGCTCAGATATTGAAGTAGAGCATATCAAGTATGTTATTTGTCAATATCAGGATGTAATAGCAATATTATGAGAAATATAGATGTTAAGTTTAGAAGCAAAGGATTGAATTATCTCTTCAAAAATGAATCTAAGAGAACTGATTATGCTATCAAGCATCCTTTGTATTCTCTATACTACAAAAAGAGGAATAATGAATTGGGTTGTGTGATTGTATCAATACCAACCCTGTCAAAATTCATTACTAATTATTGCTATACAACTGATAAAGATTACTTGGAGAATTGGTTGAATTCAATAAATACTGATACTCCTATAATTGGAAATACTAATATTAGATGGAGGTTATTATAGTATGCTAACTACTGCAGAACAGGAAAGAAACCAGGAATTATTCACAAAGTATCAGAAATTATACAATGAGACTGGTGATAAGAAATATATAGTTCTAATGTATCCATTACTGTATTCAGCAGTAGAAGCAGCCACTTGTAAAATCAACAAGCATAACTACATCAATTTCTATGAGGACAAGATAGATGATGCAGTTATGCTATTAGTTGAGAGATATTTGAAGAAACCACAATATAATTTTGATTCGCTGATTACATTAGCATATTGGGGAGCTGTTTGGAGCAATAGAAGAAAAACAGTTATCAATTCTGATAAGGAAGATTCAATAGAGAGATTACTAGAAGAAACACTGATACACGAAGAAGAGCATTTCTATACAATGAATGATAATAATTATAGTGATTATGATGAATTATTCTAGTCTTTTCCAGTATAGCTTGTAATTACCTGCATCATATATGCGATATAGTCCATGTTCTGCACACAATTCTCTTTCAGATTTGCTTTTGTCAGAGTCTGGCCACTTTCTCAAGCAATTCTTCTTCATAAACATTTGTCTGCCAAATCTGTTAGTGAAGTCTGTATAAGAATATCCTGGCAAAGATGGAGCTAACCAAAACCATCCTGAAGCAACATAACCACTTGCATTGAACAATCTTCTGTCTACAAACGATTCAATTCTATCATATCCAGAATGGATTAGTAATTTTGAGAAACCTCCAATTATTTGTGTATTCAATAGTGAAGCCATTCTTGCTAATTCGATATGCTTCTCAGTATTAGTGAAAGTCTTTCTAAATGAAGCACACATTACCAGTGAATCATTATGATATAGTCCAATATATCTAAACGCATTACAGTCACCTTTCAAATGATTGGCCTCAAAAAACAATCTACCTTCTTTTTTATCAACTTCTTTGAATACACAAAGTCTAGCAGAAATTCGCTTTTCATAAATCCCTAATGCTGAAGCAATAATAGATTTTACTTGTTCTTGCTTTTGTTCCCACTCATCAGAATATATCTGAATAAGCCTAATTCCCAGCTTTTCACATTCTGTTGCTTTATGCCAATGATAGAAACTATCTTTGTTGGCAATTTCAGAGTGCCAATATAAACCATTGAATTCTATAGCTATTCTTTTCTCTGGTATATAGATATCAAGCTCTTTTGGAGGTATTACCTTACGTGTATTCCTTATGATTTCACCAGAATATATACTAGAAATCCAGTTAGCCAGCTCATCTTCTTCAATAGACATACCAAAAGACTTTGATTTGTAATTGTCTATTGTCCATCCATGCTTGCGAATAGTAATTGGGCCATATCCTGTAAGTTCCATTAGTTTATGTAACTCATTGCTATAATTCCAAGGAAGTCTACTTCTTCTAATTTCAGACCATTTCTGTCGTTGTTCTTCGGATATTTTGTGCTTTCCATTAGCATTAGAATTACCTTTCAGTCTAGCAGCAATTTTTGCTTTAGTCTCATCTGTTCTTTTGATACCTTTATTAGCATGTTCAAAGCTACCATCTGGTCGCATTCCTCTAGCTAACAATTCATTATGTCTGTTAGTCTCAAATTCTACAATTTCTTCTGGGAAGTCAACACACCTTCCAGAGATAACTCCTCTTTCTTTAGCTCGAGATATAACTCTATCAATTTTCTTACACCAAGGAAGGTGTTCCATCAATTCTTTTCTATTCATTATTCCTCCGTTATTGTATTATTATATATTATCTTTCTATTTGTAAAAAATCAACAAATAGTGTATAGAGTTCAATTAGAACAATAGGAGAAAATATATGGCAATTGTAGCTAATGAAATGATTAGAAACTTGCTGAAGACTGTATACCTCTCTGGTGTTACAAACAATAAATATCAGAACAGTCCAGTTCTTAGCAAGATCAAGAAAGAAAATTGGGGAAGCGGTAAAGAAATAAAATATGCTGCTCAGTATGGCAATGGTGGAAACTTTAGCTCAGACTACGCACTTCTTTCAACAGCTTCTAACCAAGGTTCAGTAGGTGGTGTCCGCAACTTAGAGTGGACAATGGATCAGGGATATATGGTTGGTTTGTTTGATATCAATCAGCCAGAAATTCTCACAACTGCCGAAGAGCGTGGTGCTTATATGAAAGCACTTGCTAACAAAATGGCAGGTTGTTTCGATGGTATGAGCAAAACTCTTGCTATGTACCTTTATGGTGGTAAATATGGTGTAATTGATCAGGTAGCACCAGCTTCTGGTGATTCAGTTTCAATTATTGCTGGTTCAAACACTCTTCCAATAACATCAGCTGGTTCTATCAAGATGGATGTTGGAACAAAATTTGTAATTGCATCAGCAGGTGCTGCTAACAAAGCACTTCCAAAATCAAATCTTTTGAACGCTCTTATGACAGTTACTGCTATTGATGATGAATCAGTAACATTCACTTCTACTGCTGCTGTCACAGCTTACAGAGGAGACTATATCGAGCTTTATGGTGCTCGTAATGGTACTTCAATCCAGGGTATTGAAGGTCTTGCTGAAATCGTTCCAGCTTATGGTGATCGTGATTCAAGCGATACAAGATGGAGTGATTATATTGATGACACATTCCGTGGTGTTGATCGTTCTGTTGCTGTATCAAGACTTGCTGGACAGTTTGTAAAAGCTGAGGCAACTGGTGATACAAGACTTACAGATGCATTGGTCAAATTGCTCAAGAAAACAAAACGAGCAGGTGGTATGAACAATGTCGTTATTATCAACGATGAAACTTGGGACGCAGTTGGTGATGAATTAGGAATTCAGAGAAACCTCTGGCAGGCTACAAACTCAGGAGACAACAAGAACCGATTTACTGCTGGATATAGTGAATTGGCTACTGCTTTTGGTGATGCCTTCATTGGAAGAACAGTAATTGATCCTTACTGTACAGAAGGATTTGCTTATATGCTTGATACTGATGACCTTACATTCTACGATCTTGGCAATGTAAGCAAAGTAATCGACAATGTTGCTAATGACCAACTCGGTAAACCAACAATCGAGGGAACTGGAGATCAGGGAATTAGTGATCAGCCAGGTAGCAAAATAAATATGGACAAACTCTTCACAATCACAGAGGGTTCAAAAGGTTCATTCGGCCCAGCACTTGAAATCGCTGCACATGTATATGGTAACTTCTCATTAAGGAAGACCGCATCTGCTGGTGTAGCTCACTTGGTCTAATTAATATAGTAATGAATGGTTCGCAGTGAATTCCTCAAACTGCATCACTTGTAGATAGTGATCAACAAATAACTACAAAAGGCTACCGTAATTGGTAGCCTTTTTTATTACACATTCTTACAAATAGAATATGAACAATAATTGGAACCAAAATGACAGTATATCAAAACTGCAATCTATTATAGACTCTGAAATAGGTATGCATTCGTATAGATTAGCCAGATACCTAAATGATATAAGTGTAAATCTGCAATATATGCCTGAATACAATGATGCTATTTGGGGATACAAGTTCCTTAATATACAAGATGCTGATTTAGCACAATCACCAAAATTGAATGTAATCAAGTCAGTAATTGACTTCCTTGTATCAAGAATTGGAATTGAGAAAGTCAGACCTTACTTCACTCCTGTGAATGGATTATATTCAACCAGAGCAATAGTAAGACAGGCACAGCAATACTTTGATATTATATATGAGAAAGAGAAGGTTCAATTCAAGGTGCTTCAGGCATTCAGGAATGCTTGTATATTTGGAATTGGATATGTATTCTACAATCCATTCAGTGATGGTATAGAAGTTCCTGGTACTTGGCAAGTAGCTGTATCTAACTCAGAGAAAGGATATGGCATTCCAACCAAATGTCTTGTAGAATACAAGAACTATCCTATCACTCAATTAGATAGATTAGGAATTGATAAGGAGATTAATGGAGTTGATTATGTGAATCTCAAGCTATTCTTTGATGTACTTACTCAGAAAGCAATAGCTCTTATCAATAATACACCAGTGAAAGAAATAGCATATAAAGCAGAAAATATTCCATTGGCATTCGTATATTATAACAAGCCAGTATTTGGAACAAGAACAATATCAATAGTTGATGAACTTGATGGTATACAGACAAATATTGACCTTATCAATTCTAAGATATCAGCTGCTACTCAGCTTACACCAGCAAATACAACATATGTAGAAGCTGGTTCTTCACTTCAGCCTGGTGATATAAGCAATAGAACTGGTAATGTATATTCAGTAAAGATGGGGCCAGCTCATAATCAATTACCAGTAGTGAATGTTACTCCAGCAGCTTATGATCCATCATTGAACCATACATTACAGATGTATATAGACAAAGCTTATGAAATGATTGGTGTATCTCAGCAATCAGCAATGAGCAAACAGCAGAAAGGAATTGATTCAGGTGTTGCTATTCAAACACTTGAAGATATAGAGACTGACAGATTACAAACACAAGTAGATAATTTCGTTCACGCATTTATTGATTTGGCAACTCTCATTATAGACATCAAGGAAGATAGTAAGATACTTCCTAAATCAATCAATACTGCTGAATATTCTTGGAAAGATATAAGGAAACAGAGGGATTTGTTCAAGATTCAATTCTCAGCTGCTTCAGCACTTTCTAAAGACCCACAGACTAAACTTCAACAGATTATGCAGTTATCTCAGATTGGATTGATTACTACTGATAAGATAGCATTGTATTTGGATTCACCAGATTTGAATGATGTATACAAAGGAGCTAGTGCTATTCAGGATGCTATTGATAGTTGTATTCAATTGGCTATTGAGAAAGATATAATAGATATTCCTGAGTATATTGGTTATCAGCAATTACTTACTCAAATAATAATTGAGGAAAATCAATTATTCTCTTCTCAGGATACTGAAAGCTTGACAAGAATAGAGAAGCTCAAGAACAAACTTCTGGAGTTGATGAATGAACAAGGATTTGTAGATTTATCAAACAAACCAGAAGCAGGAAATATAGAAGTAACTGATGAAGGATTATCAGCAGGTGCGGCTCAGGACATGACTGGTATTGCAGAACAAGTAAATGCAATAGAACCAAGTGATGATTTGGCTAATCCAAATCAATTAGGAGAACTGAATGTTAATCAAAGCGTTTCGTAAATATAGGGATATACTGAAAAAAGAAAAGGAAATCACTGCGGCTCAGAGGCGATTAGCCAGAGTACCGCTTGATTATATAGCACTGCAACAAATTGCAGATACTGTTAGTAGCGGATATAATGTGCAGATAGAAGTCAAACAACCTGATGGAACTCACATTATTATTACAAGAAGCAAACCTCAGAATGAAATCAATTTTGAGAGCTTCAGAGACAAATACAATAAATACCACGGAGAATAATATGGAAGACGAATTCAAAACAAAACTCAAGGAAACACTTGAGACTATGGACACAAGATTGAGACAAATCGAGCATTTGGTAAATGATGTTATTATTGGCTCATTAGAATCAGCAGCTAATGAATATGCTGATAATGAAGCCTATAATTCATTCAAGAGTAATTATGGTGAATCACTCAAAGATTTGGTTGAGCCATATAAGAAATTATTTGGTGAAGACTATGATCTTGAAAGAAATCTCTATGATGACTTGAAAGCAACTGAAGGATATGGAACTCCTGAATTTGATGAGAAATCTTGTATGGAAGCACGAATTGCTGACTTGAAAGCAAGAATTGATTCATTGAAAGAAACAGTTGAAGAAGTAGTTGAAGCAAAAGAAGAGGAGCCAAAGAAAGAGGAACCAAAAGAAGAGGAAATCACTGAGGAGCAATTAGCCAAAGAACTAAGAGATGCAATGAGTGAAGGAGGTTTCTAATGGTAGGAGCTATAGCTGCTGACATTACTCTTTAGCCATAACGGTAGATATAGAATAGTTCAATTATAGCCAGTAGTTATTATACTACTGGCTTTTTTTTCACAAATAGATTATATGGCTAAGGTAAAGAAGGTAACTACGACAGAAATAAATGATAAGCCAGTAAAGGCAGTCCAACTCTCAGATAATACATTGGTAATTCAGAAAGATGAAGATATAGAGGAATTATTATATAATGCATATTTCGAGAAGTTCACAAATGGCAAAACTAATCAGAAAAGTTGGATAGCTCAATTCGTTGATACTCAGATGGATAATTTGAAGAAGAACCTCAAATCTGACCCTTCAACTGCATTATCATCTATGCGTGAATTGAATAAGGTAGTAACTAATACACAGACTTACTTCAACAGTAAGAAACAAACCGATTCAGATTTCAGTATGTATTTGCTAAGAAATCAGCTATTCAAGAAACAACAGGTATTCTATGATTCTCAATCAAAGAGAATAACTTATTTGTGTGGTCGAAGATTTGGCAAATCATTTAGTATAGTCCAGAAAGCAATCAAACACTGTTTACAAGAACCACTTATAATTGATGGAGTAAAGAAAGACAGAACTGCTGTTATTATAGGATTGACTCTTGAGAAGACTGCAGCTATCTACTGGGATAATATCAAGGAAGCTTTGAAGAGAGCTCATATCAATACAGCTAAGATAGATAATGGCTCATATATTGTATACTTCACAAATGGCTCTAAATTGATACTATTTGGAAACAATAGTAAAGCTGATAGAGAGCGCCTCAGAGGTTTTGACTTCTCATTTGTAGCAATAGATGAAACACAGTCACAACAAGGATTATTGTATCTATATGAATCAATATTATCACCTCAGTTGAAAGGAACTAATGGAGATATAATCCTTGCAGGAACTGCTCCTTTATCAGCTGGAACATTCTGGGAAAAGGCTATCAACGATGCTCAATGGGAACACTTAACTGGAACTATGGAAGACAATCCATACATTCCAAATCATGACAAAGCATTACAAGAAGTATTGGAACAAAATCATTGGAAAGCTGATAATATAATATTTAGACGAGAATATTTGGCTGAATTATGTTATGACACAGAACGAATGATTATACCACATAGAGAATATTATGATATTATTCCAACAGATTTCCATCCAGTGAAGTGCTTTATAGGTATAGATTATGGATTTAGAGATTATAGTTCAATTGCTCCTATAATTATTGATGATAAGCATACAGGATATTTGGTAAGCGAGTGGAAACAGAATAAAACTCCTGCCTCTGAAATTGTGAATAAGATGAAAGCAATTACTGATATGATACATACTAAATATAATATTCCAATTGAGGATATCCATATAGTTGCTGATTCATCACATCAACAAATAAGCCAAGATTTCTATAATCAATCAGTATATAATATTGCCAATGCTGTAAAGACAGATGAGAATTATCAATGGGCTAGATTGACAGAAGCTTGTGAGATTGGTCAATTGTATGTTCAGAAAGGTGGTGAATTTGATCAAGAGTGTGATAAGGTTATTTGGCAATGGAATGAAGAAAGAGGATGTGTTATATATAAGATTGATGAAGAAACAGCTCATCCTGATATAATGGATTCGGTAAAGTATGCTTGGAATACATATTTGAGTAATGAATATTAGTAATTTGATTTGAGCGTAGCTATACCAAATGAGCGAATTTGGAATGATTGAACTAATGAACATTTCCTAAGAAAGATCAGCTAATTGATTGATTATTAGCTGATAGAAAGAAAAACTAATTGATTGAATTGAACAACCTTGCTTCGCAAGGTTGAATTGGTTGCTTCGCAACCAATTCTATTGCTTACGCAATTTCCCTATTGGACTAATTCAGTAATTTCTTATTTAGTTATTGAAATAGATATTATTGTTATTGATTGATGCTCTTCAGTAATATTATTAGGATATAGTTCTATTGCATCAGGGATCCTACTGTTTCATTTATTAGCTACCTTCTTCCTTAGCTAATCAGTAGTTGTGCGGGACTGGTTAATCGTATTTGAACCAGGATTGATTCTAGCCGGCCTTGGTAGTCCTATAATCGTTTCGACTGTTGTTATTCAGCTGGACATATACTTACGAAGTTTTTGCTGAAAACTAATGACCAATGAACCATGAGCTTTGGTGTAAGCTAGAATGGCACAATATCAAGTTATTGTCTTGATTCACAGTATGGTATCTGTGGACCCTCTTGTTAGCAACTAATCCCTACTAAGGTTATGAAGCCGTTTCAAACAGAATTAGATGCCCGTTACTATTAGCTTTACTATATCACAAAAATTCTTGATTGTCAAGCTTACAAATAGAATATGAATGTACAGATACCGCTAAATGCCCACATTAATACAAAAGATGAATACATCATACACAACATAGAATCAGAAAATAATGATGCTCTCAACAAAAAGAATACTATTGTATTTCAGAGCACTCTTTCTCCATTATATATCAAGGCAGAAAATAAAGTTATGACCACATCCGGTCATACATTCACTGTTTCAAACATTCAGCTTGTTGATGAAAAAAACCAAAGCTATGCAGTTGATAATTCACTTGTTGTTGATGAATCATACGACCTAACTAAATGGCACAGTGGCAAAGTTGTAGACGCAATCATTGTTTCTGATTTGATTTATGCAGTATATGAGAATAACAGTTCTGTTGATTTTGTTATCTTTGATACAGACGGAAATGAGACCTCTTCCGACACTTATACATATGAAAATGATGACTTGTATGTAAAGGGAAAAATATTGAAAGGTGCTAATCCTGAGTTTGTATTAGCACGAATAAAATCTGATAGTGTAACAATCACTAAAGGGAATACAGACTACACGCTCAATACAACAGTTGGTTCAGACCTTTATGCGTATCAAGCAAATGGATACATCTTTATTGGTTTTGATGATAAAGATGTAAGAAAACGCTTCACATTCGTTTTTGATAGCCAACTTACCCTGCTAAGACAATTCTGGGGCTGGGGCTGTATTGGTGATAATGGTTATGTTACAGGTGAGCCAATTCCTATAGCTGTACTCAGTACTACTCCTAGCCCTACATTAGATAATGTATACGACCAAGACTATCCAAGTACGGCAAACGTTTTCAGATATTTCTTACCTGCTCTGCCAACTAATGTATACAATCCAGCACAAGATAACATTCGTTATAGCTTCTTAGAGAACGGTATTGGCTATCTTCAATCTCAAAACTCTGACGCAGTATCAGATGCTGATTGGATTACATCAAACTCTGTTTTGAAAAATGATAGCAGCTATAACTATGGTTCTGATAGCGCCGGTTGGATTTGGGGGAACATCAGTCATACCCATACAGCATACAGTTGGGTATCCGGCTTAGACTTGAATGAGTTTAGATATGAAAGACCTTACTCAAAAGTTTATCCACTTATAGTTGTCGCTTCATTTACTGACAATGAAGAAAATGATGATATTTTCTTTGAAGGTGATGAAAGATACTATTATGAAGGTTCCACTACATTTTCACTTGTTGACTTTGGTGATGGACTAGGCAATCTTGAATGGAATAAACCAGAAACAGCGTCAATCGAAAATGGTTGTAACCCATTCCCACACAGATATGCAACTTTCAATAAAGCAGAATCAAAAGGCAAATATTGGGACTATGGCAAAGGTTGGAGCAGAAGCTACTATAAAAAGTTTACATTTGTATATTATTCTCCAACGACTACGCAGTCTTCATCTAAAAGAACATTGAAGTCAACTCGAACTTCTATTGTCAGTTGGGGAATGGCTAATCCTGATGGTTATAAAGTAAGAATTGAGCGTCTTTCTCCATACACAGTAGACAATGCTTCGTATTCTTCAATCGAATTAGAGCCAAGTGACACAAGTCCATATCTTAGAGGCGACAAATACTATAAAGTTTATTATGGAAGTTCAGAGACATCATTTACTTATGCTAGATTCCATAAGTTCTGTCCAAAAATGTTTGATGATGGACTTATACCAACTGAAATGATTGGCGCAGATAACATGCCTAACCATGTTGTTTTGAATAAAATTCCATTCAATGTAAAGATTACTGACAACTTATACGACCAGTATTATCAAGGCAATTACATGTCAACTTCTTTGCATTCATTGTTGACATCAGCATCAGTTAGCCAGAATCAGGCTTCATCTTGTTGGTGGAATGATAACTATTATTCAGTGTTCAGCAATGGATTGTTGGTAAAAGTTGTAAAAAATGGCACTGTAAAACTCACAAAAGTTGCTGACTACATTTATAAAACAAACACTTTGAAAGGCAACAATCTTTTGATTGACTCAGTTCAGTCTATCAACTTCCAAAGAGGATTTATTCCATACAATGATGAAGAAATAATCACAATAAATGAATTGACTGGATTTAGTTTGCCTGGTGATAATCAAGACACTGACGGTAATGATACATACTATTCTGCTTCTGGTTATAATGTTCAAATGAATGACATGACTGAAAGAGGAACATCTTATCTTCTCCCAGCATTCCAATTCCCATTGACTATAAAATCAGAAGAAGTTGAAAACTTCTCATTCCAATTACTCGACAATAAGAAAGAATTGACAAAGCCACTGCTTTACAATCAGTTCAGTTATAAAGATAATGTTGTTGACCATTACTACATCCATTCATTGAGTTCAACTTCTGTAAAATATCAGACTGGCAAGAAAATGCAGTCAACAAACAATAATGATGAAGAAGCATGGTTTGGTGTAAAAACTTATGATATTGATAAAGAAGATATGGTTTGGTGGATTACATCAGAAATTCAAATATTCCCACTTGGCATTGCTTCACCTATTACTGGTATAAACTATCTATCTTCAAATATCGACATGACTGATGACTACTCAGTTCGATTGTATAGAACAAAGAATGTAACATTCCCAGTGTACAATCCTGAAACAGAAGTTTATAAATCAAGCAACATCTTTACAATCTATGGTAACAACTACTCATTTGATGGTCAGTCAATTTATTATTTAGGTAGTGGTGATACAACAGATCAATCATCATTTGCTTGTTATGCACTAGGAATGAAATTCCTTGCTAATTCAGGTACAGAAGCTTTCTTCTACTCTCCATTTGAGAAGAGATTGTATTTATTCACTGGCTCAGTAACATTACAAATTGCTGATTCATTAGCAAGAGAAGGTGGTATAATTGATTCAGTATATTCTTCTTGTGAGCAGATATTATACTTGCTTACAAGTGAAGGAAAGGTAATAGCCAAATCTCAGGAAGATATGTGCTTGATTGAAACAGTAGATCCTAATGAATATCATTTGGAATCAACTGAAACAGGTGCAATTCTTACTGGTGATAATAAGTATATAAAATATAGATTATATCAGACAGATGAGACCGAATGGCTACCTCTTGAATATGAAACTGAGTATATCGGTAATAATGATAAACTGTTCAAAGTATCAGCAGTTGAACTTACATTATTCAAAGGTAGTGGAAATACAATCAAAGGTTCTATTGATTTCCAATGTATGAATGACAAACTTATAGCAAATTCATCAAGGGAATTCCAAGTATCAAAAACTGATTGGGACACTTCTCAATTAGTAAAAGTGAAACTGACACCTGGTAATAATGTTATGAAGGCATTCAAGTTTGGAATAAATACAGATGATTATATTCATATAGCAAATGTGAATATAGTTATAGAAGAAGTTAGCAATAATACAAACGCACAAGTTAGGAGATAATATGACAGATAGCACAATAACATTCAACCCATTTAGCATCTTTACACCATCATTACCTAGTGAATCAACATCTAATTCATATACAGCATTTGGTGAAACAGCATTTACTCCAGAATCGGTAACAACTACAGAAGCTAGTGTTGCTAATGAACCACAGCTTACAACCGAAGCAGTATCAAATGCTGATACTACCGAAGCTAATGAAATTGAATATCCTGATAATTATACAGAACCAATAGATTTGTCATTCCTTGATGTTCAAACTATCAATACTGGTAGAAAAGATGATAATGAGGAAGACAAAAAAAGAGAAGAAGATAGTAATGCTGAGCTAACAACAGAACTTAATGTTGGTGAAGAAGCTCATAGAGATAATGTTGAGAAGCAGAAAGAAATAGAAGCAGAAAGAGAAGCAAAGAGACAGGAAGAGAAGCTAACTAAGGAAGCTGCTGATTTTGACAAGGACATAACTGAATCAATCAATTTCAGGAAGCAGAAAGAGGAATTAGGACAGAAGATAACAAAGGCAGCTAATGCACTTACATTTGGTATTGCTCCTCGAACATATGATATATCAAACTTTGATAGCCAAGCATATTCTGATGCTATCAAGGAATATAAGAAAGAGAACCCTAATATATCAAATAAAGAAGCAATATCATATATATCAAAACTTCAAGACGATGCATCTACTGGTATGCTGAAATCAGGAATTGAGTATTATGAGAGAACTGGTGATACAATGGGAATTCCAGCATTGGAAACAATAGCCAAACAAGATGCTAATATAATACAAGCAGTAGAACTTGGAATAATGGATGCTGATGAAGGAGCTAAGCTTATAGAGCAAGCTCATAACGCAACAACATTTGATCAAATCAAAGCAATGCTTACTTCTCCTTCGCTTGTAGGACTTGAAGCGAATATAGCTGCGGCAGGAGCAGGCGCATTAGCTGGAAAATTAATCAAGCCAGCTGGAAAATTATTAGCCAAACCAGCATCAAAATTATACAACAAACTCCTACAATCAAACAATAAGTTTGCTCAGAAGATGGTAGATAAGATTGGACTTTCAAAAGCAATGAGAGAGGAAGCAAAACAGCAAATACTCAAAGAGCATGAGGCAATGTCTAATTATATTGAGAATCATAACTCAAAAGAAATAGCTAAATGGTTTGGTAGAGGGACAGATGAATTGCCGTATGAAGCTCAGAAAGCATTTGTTGATGATTATTACAGAACAATACTCAAAGATATAACAACAGCTCCTGCTTCTGAAATAGATAATATTCTTCAGTCTTCTCTAGTGGCTGCCACAGGTGATTTACCAGCATCAGCAGTAGTAAAAGGAGCAGCAGAAGCAATAGCAGAAGCAGCACCAGCAGCTGCACCAGCAGTAGCAAAAGGAGCAATATTACCAGCAGCAGTAGCAGGAGCAAATAAAGAAGCAGCAGCTCTTCCAACTGGTATTCCTAATGAGAAAGGTAAGCAGATTGATACAAAAGATATAGTGAATGACAGAAAGAACAATCCATATGAAGGAGAAGATAAAGTAACTCTAAGAACTAATGAAGGAACTGTAACTGTGTCACCAAGAGAAGCTGTTATTATTAGTGAAGCAGAACACCTTACTCCTGGAATGGGATACACTAATGAAGTAATTGAAGCAGCAAAAGGAAGTGAGCTAATTCCTACCAAACAAGAAGAAGATTATGGATTTGATTTCAGTGGAGCAGATATGAAAGCTGGATATTATGATAAGGAAGGCAATTATATCGGTGAATATCCAGCAAAATCATTCCTAACAAAAGTTGGTGATGTAGTTCAAGCTCTTCTTGGTGGTAGAGACATAAACGAAGATAGAACTATATCAGCAAGAGAATGGTATGAATCAACACTTGGCAAAGTGTTCAAATCAGCTGGTAATGTAGTGAATTCAATCAAACCAAAGAATATCAAAGAAACTATTGATAAGTTTGGACAGAAATTATCATCTAATCTACCTGGTGTATATGATATGAAAACTGGCAATGTATATATCAATCAGGATTATGAAGGAGCATTACCTACATCACCAGAGGAAGCAAAAGTAAAGGTTAGAAATACGCTTGAAGAAATACTTCCATCATATTCTGATTCGAATGCTAATGCAGCTAAGAAATCATTGATTTCACAGGTGCTTGGATTTGGGGAATCTTTATTCAATCTGCCTGGTCATATAATATCTAAGTTTGTCGGTGATTATATAGCAGGAGCAGCAGATGAGATTACTTGGTTACAGACTGGTGAAAGATTAGATCCAGGTCAGAAGTATGCAATGAATTTGGTAATCACAAATGGAGTTATGTCAGCTTTCTCACCAGTATCCTCAGTTGCTAATTTGGTAACAGAAGCAAAAGGATTACAGACTGGTGCTGAAATTGAATCAAAATTCAACGATACTCTTCTATTACCTGATGATAGCAACCATATCGAATTTGTATCAAATCAGGAAGATAATGAAGAACCACAAGCAAAATCAGGGTATGGAACTTCAAGTGATGAAGCTTATTCTAATTCAAAATACTCTGGATATGTAGAGAAAGCAAAGAACAGCAATATTGCTACAGATTATAATAGAGGTATGGAGAAAGAAATCAATGAAGCCGTATCTGATATGAAAGTGAAGATATTCAAAGTCTACAATAATGAGCCTGATTATATAAGGAATGCTATTGGAAAGATACTGAAATCATTCAAGGAGAACTACTAAGATGTGGGAAACAATACAGTCGTTATGCAATAATAATTTCGTTCTCTTGTTACTTGCTGGAATAATTCTTGTAGTATTATATGCAATCAAGAAAGGATACTTCAAATTCAACGGTAAAGGTGTAACTATTGGTTTATCTGAACAACAAACGAGAGATTTAATTCAAGCACAGTTCGACTATGCGAATGCCAAGTGTGAATCTGTTGAAGGATTATTGCCTGAACATTTGGATAAATATAGAACACGATATATTATAGGAAAAGTAGAGGATGTCATACAGAAAGCAATCATATTCAACAACCTAAATGATAACGAGAGCTATATAAAGGCAAAACAGGAACTATGTTACTACACGGTTATGAAGCATATAGAAGATGATTACTTCAAGACACCGGATTTCAAGGCTTGGTTGAACAAGTTCATTTCAGACTTATTCAAAGATTTGTATAGAATGAAGAAATTATATAAACAAGGGCAGTAATATGAAGAAAGAAGAATTCAGTAAGTTATTTAGAGAGATGTATGAAATTAATCCAAAGCAGTGGGATAGTGTATTAACAGCAGCTGGAAAAACGGTATTCAGCAAAAAGGAATATCATCCAAGTAATGCTAATACCATTGGCAACAAAGCATACAAGAAACTGTTAGGAATAGACTACAACAAATTCAAGAAGGATGGTAATAAGCAGAGTAGTACCTGGAACAAACCTCAGTCTGTTAGGTTGAACGGTGAGACGCTTCAAAAATTCAGAGACAAGTATGATAATATATCTAATCCAGTAGTCAGTAATGTAGATTCATCAGCAGTAGCCAAGTTTAGAATTGATGACCTTGGTAATGGAAACAAAGATGTGACTATTCAATATACTGATTCTCCGAAAGAATATCTATATCCAGATGTACCAGCTAATGTAGCAGATGGAATGTTCTCAGCTCCATCAAAAGGTAGTTATGCTTATAGAGTGATTAGCAACTATTCTGATTATAGCAATCCACGAGTACAGGAAAAGATAAGATCTGGTGAGTAATTCTACTTACAAATAGAATATGAATAATAACAATACCAAATTAGAAATTCTACAAGATAAACTGCTTGATGCTATTGAAGCTAAGCAAATCTATACGATACGCAAATTACGAAAACAGATACAGGAGGCAAAGAATGCTAAACAATCTCGCTAATACAAATCGAAATGGAACTGGTTATAAGCAACCAGTTGAAGAGGTAAGTAAATACAATGAATTACAAGAAGAAATCGATAATCTTACTGTGCGTATCGATGATAATAGTGCTGCTATTTACAGCATTGAATCAGATATTACCAGCTTAGATAATAGAGTACAAGCAGTAGAAGACAATACTACATTCCCAGAAGTAAATACTGATAGAATAAATCCAATCACAGGCTCAGCAGTTGAGATACCGAATATTGACTCTGATAATATTGATGCAGTGAATATCACCACTGCTACTCTTACTGTCAATGGCACTGATTTTGATGATGTAAGGCAAGATTCGGCAACTGCTAAAGCTAATTCACAAACTGCTATAAATACAGCAGATGCAGCTGAGGATAAAGCAGATGAGGCTATTGGTAAAGTTCAGCAGTTGAAAGAACAACTTCAGGAAGAAGTTGTTACTGAGGGACTTTCTGCTACCACTGCTGCAATAACAAACACAGTAAGTGCTGGTCAGGTAGTTACATCAGACCTTACCGCAGTAGATGCCGAAATCAATACTCTATATACTTCCAAGATTGTAGCAAAAGATGTTATTTCACCATCACAAGATGAGCCTTATACAACCATTACTATTCCAAAAGGAATTACTGTTTCATTCAAGGGTCTCAATAAGACACTGAATGATGTTATTCATGAATGGAGAATTACAGTTCAAGATGGTTCAGTAGTATTCAAACAAGATGTTGACCAGATTATCAGGGATATATCATTCGATAAAGCTACTGGTAATACAAAGATTAGAATCAATAATGTATATGGTGATATTGAATATATTTCTACAGTAGTTGATGGAACAGGCCCAATAACAAATGAAGCAATGGGAACTGCTTATACTGATTATGTATATGCTCCATTGAAAGTATCAGGAATTATCTATAAAGGATACGCTGATGATTCTACTATTATTGAGATTCCAGCAATTATTCACGCTTATGCTATCCAAGCTGATGAGCAGAGATTTGAAAGGGAAACAGTAGATATTATCAGAATTAATGATGCCATTGAATTGCCAGAGGATTATGGAACTGGTGTTGTTACAACTTATTCTACTGGTGAAGAAAACCAATACATTTCAGTACAGAAAAAATCTGGTGTAACAAAGCCAACTTGGACTAGCCCAATTCATTCAACGATTGGTTCATTATCTTATTCTTCTAAATTGGTTGATGAGGCTACTGTTGCTTCTTACAAAGGTATCTCAGAAACAAGACAGACACAGACAATTTCAATTACAAATGAAGCTTCATTACAGCAGCTTACCGCATTCCACTGGACAAAGAACGGAAATTACTGGCAGCCATACGAGCTTACACGAATAACTATTGGCGACAATACAATGTGGATTGACCCAACTGAAGCAAATCAGGGTATCAGATTCTACAATAATCATGTAATCGCTGATGGTACTTGGGACGATGCACCAGTTGAGGAAGCAAATGCAGTTCCAGTAAATCTTGTAATTTTTGACGCTCCGACTGAGCTTTCATTCCCAATCACAAACCTTGGTGACAAGACAACTGTTCATGGTGAGATTACGGCTACTTGCTTCAAAGGCAATGTTTTAGGAAATGTAACTGGAAATGCTGATACAGCAACTGACGCTACTTGCTTTGACAATAAAACATACGCTGAGGCAAAAGCTGATATTTTGAGTGGAAAAGCTGCTCAGGCTACTCTCGCTGACTTAGCTACAAACTCTACTTGTTTTGACGGTAAAACATATTCACAAGCTTGTACTGACATCCTTTCTGGAAATGCCGCAACTGCAACTAACGCAAACAATGCAGATAATTTTGATGGCAAAGACTATGCTACAGCAAAGGCTGACATTTTGAGCGGAAATGCCGCTTCAGCTACTAATGCAACATGCTTCAATGGTAAGACTTATTCAGAAGCTAAGACAGACATTTTGAGTGGCAATGCAGCTTCTGCTACAAATGCAACTTGTTTCAATGGCAAGACTTATGCTCAAGCAAAAGCGGATATTCTTTCAGGATGTGTGGCTGACAGTAATAAATTCAACAACAAAGATTACGCTACTGCTTGTGCAGATATATTGAAAGGAAAGGCTTGTACTTCTTGTTTGGCAGATTGTGCTTGTACAGTGAAAAGAGCTCAGTCTAGCTCTTCATCTGCTATTCCAGTAGTATTGACAGACGCTGCTACTGCTGTAGACAACGGACAGATTCTTGTTGATTGTGACAATAAGCTTACTTATACCCCATCAACTGATACATTATGCACAGGAAATCTTGAAGCTACTACTGATGTAAAAGCAGCTAATGTATGTGGTTCAACATTAGTAAAAGGTGTTGCTCTTTGCTCAACTGGTGATTTGAATGTAGACGGAGACGCTTACATAACCGGTGACTTGACAGTTCAAGGAACAATTACAACAACTCATTCAGAAGAGGTCGTAACACCTTCTGAAAATATTATTCTTCGTGATGGTGCTACTACTCCAGTTGCTTCTGGTTGCTATTCTGGTTTTACTGTAACAAATTATGACGGACAAAACAACCTTGAAGTTGGTGCTGACAAAGACGGTACTTTGCATGTTGGTGTAGTTGGCGGAACAATGGAGCCAATCGCAACTCGTGCTACTGAAGCTTGTATGGAAGATGGCTATGCGGCTCATTGGGACTCAACTGGAACTGACTTAGTTACAAAAGGCACTACAAACACACACGACTTGTGTATCAATGGAGATGCAACTGCTACTGGAACTATTACTGGAACATTCTCTGGTAGCTTGACTGGCAATGTAACTGGTAATGTAACAGGAAATCTTACTGGAAATGCTGATACGGCTACAGATGCTACATGCTTCGGTGGTAAGACTTATGCTGAAGCAAAAGCTGATATTCTTTCTGGATGTGCGGCAGATTCAAACAAACTCGCAGGTAAGACTTATGCTGAGACTAAGGCTGATATTCTTTCTGGTCACGCAGCTTCTGCTGCATACGCTACTAAAGTAGTTCCATTCTGTGATGCTGCAGATGAAGAAAAGAACCTTGCATTCTTCAACAGTAATGTAGATTGTGGCAATCCTGATACTATTCAATATGACGCTGAAAAGAATATAACATTCAATCCTGTATCAAACAATCTTACAGTAGCTGGTGATGTAAAAGCAAAGAATGCTGTAAGAAGAGGCGAGTATTATAATATAACTTCTGGCAATACTGGTAAATATGTATTGTTAGCTCAAGCTTCTTATGCTTATAACGGAAACCATGACTTATCACTTACTGGCTCTATTACGAACGGTAATGTTATGCTCGAGAAGTTCTCAGTTGCTGTAAGAAGTTCTGGAAATGCCATTGAAAATTCTACATTTAGGCTGTTGTATAATCCAGGTGATAGTTATAAGGCAACTTATGACTTTGATGCAGATTCGCATACTATAACAATTAGACTTTATGCAAAGATATATTACATGTATCAGCGCATAAAGATAGCCATTGACAACTTCACGAAAGGCGATGTATATCCATTTGCCTCAACATATGATTCAGCTCTTACTCTTCCAATGACAGTTTCTGCAACAATGACAGGAACTGAAATCACGACAACTTATATGAAAGTAGAGAGCTCAACTAATGCCGATAATTCAACATGCTTCAATGGATGCACTTATGCTCAGGCTAAGAGCGACATTAGAAGTGGTCTTATTTCTGACATTGGTATTGATGTAAACTGTGGTGATACTTGCGTATGCACTTTGAACAATGGTTCTACATTGGCACTTTCTGCTAACGCTTTCAACGAGAATGCCACTATATCTACTGATACATATCCTGGTGCTTGCTGTACTGGTACTTCAAACTATGTAGTTACTACTATGGTTTGCTGTGCTAAACAAGTATGCAGAAATCAGGCTACTACTGGAACTTGTCATTTGGCATTGTTTGATGGTAAAACTGCTATTGCTAATGCTGATATGTATGTATCAAATGCTTGCGAATTGACTTATGACCCCGCTAATGGAAGACTTTATACAAGGAAAGTTTGTCAGTGTTTTGACTCTTTCCATACTCTTGTTGGTAATCCTAGCGGAGCAACAAGGTATATGGAGATAAAACTCGCTTCTATAAATACCATAGTAAGCTCAAATTTCAACGCCCACCTTGATTTTGATGTCTACACAAACAGAGTTGAGATGGACGTAATAGGCTCTGGTGAAGAAGGAGCAGTTGTAACAAGGGCTTCTAGAACTTCTGATTATGCCATAACTCGATATCTCCCTGGTGCTTATGACTCTACAGATAAAACAATCACCCTTTATGTTGAGTTCAAAGGATACAGAAACATCCAAGTTACTTCGACAACTCCAATAGTTTCTATAACAGTGTTGGACGAAGCCCCAACAGGAACATTTGTTGATATTCCTTTTGCTAACAGGACGAGTTATATCAACACTTCTTCTACCAACGCAGAATACCCATTAGTATTCAGTACTTGCTGTGCTACTCCTGCTGCTGGAAACCGTACATTGTACAATGATTCAGCAAACAATCTTATGTACAATCCTAGCACTAATAAGCTTACAACTTGCTGTATCAGGGCAGCCAATTCTGTTATATCTGGAAATCCAGCTGTTTGTACTTCTACTCAATCAGGAAATGCTGGTACACTAGTAGACAGTGGTGTAATAGAAGTATATGGCTCAACTCCATATATAGACTTCCATCACAATAGCACTTGTGCAAATTACTCACATCGTCTTATCGCCAACAACGGTTATCTCCGAGTTACAGCATCAAACGCAACTGGATGCTGTGCTGCTACTCAGTCTGCTAACTTTGATTTCTGTAGTGATGGAACATTAGCTGCTAATACAGTAAGAGTTGGTTCTTCTAATATATTCTATGCTCCTAAAGCTGACAATTCAGGTAGACCTACATTACATTTGTTGAGAGATATTACTTGTGCAGTTTGCTGCTCTGCTTGTGCATGGTCTGCTATTGGTAAGGCTTGCATTACTAGATGTCCAAACTCTGGCGGTGGTTACTCAGGCTCAAGATGTATCGACTTCCAAGTATTGATGCAGTATGGCACTACTGGTGCTAGCAATGCTAATGTTGAGATGCTTTCTCAGTATACAAATGCTCTAAAACCAGTAATTGTTACTCGTAATGATGGATGTGTATACTTCGCAACATGCTCTACAGGTGCTGGTAATTTGTCTTACGATATGCAGGGCGCTTGTTGCGTAATTTGTGAAGTTTGCTATAATGGAACAGCTTATACTGATGCTAATGGCACTTACACAATCGCTAAGGAAGGCTCATTAGCTGAAATAACATCTTGTGTATCAAATGCTACAAATGCTACAAATGCTACCTGTTTTGGTGGTTGTACTTATGCTCAGGCTAAAGCAGATATTGCTGGTTCAGTTGAAACAACAGAATTCACTTGTATCAATGATGTCAACTCAGGTGCTCAAGACATTCTTATGACATCATCTACTGGTACATTGGGTATCGTAAATGCTTCTACTGGAACAAACGCTTGTCCATTGACATTCAATCCTGCGACAGGTGAATTAGCTACAAGTTGCATAAAAGTTTGTAACAAATCTTTGATAAAAGGTGAAGTTGGTGGTAGTGCTGGTTCTAATGACTATCCAATAATGACTCTCAATAGTTGTTGCTTCCAAGTATATGTTGGTACTTCACCTGACGCACTTCCTGATGATTCTTCGAATGTGCTTACTGTCAAAAATGCCTGCATAAATGTAGGATTTAGCTCTAGAGCTGGCTCAGCTTCTATTACTCTTGGTAGTTTCTCATGTGCATGTGGCGAAAATTCTATAGTTATTGGTAGGGCTTCTAACGCTTCATCTTGTATGATTGTTATAGGTAACAGTCTAAGTTTGTGCACTGGGGATGAACAATCTAATTGTATCAATGCTATAGTAATGTCACCACATATAGATAATTGTTGGGCTTGTCCATCTCATATTTTTGGATGTGCCAGAATTATGTTCAAATATGGAACAAAACAATGCACTATGTACAAGTTCTTGAACTGCTTGTTCAGAGGAAGGGACTTTACAAATTGTGCCTATGCTTATGCCAGCAGACTAGTAAATGGAGATTGCTGTGGTCGTATAGTAGGATGGGATGGACTGTCATATTATGCAATACGCAGAAACGCAGCTTATAGTTTCTGTATGGACAATCATTGGTCAGCTTGTCATTCGTGCGAAGACGTAATACCTACATGTTGCACTAATGGATACGCTTCATTCGACTTAGTTTGGTAGGAATCTTAGTTATGGATAAAGCAGAATTACGAAAGTTATTTATGAATATGTATTCTGGAAACACTAACGCTTGGGGCGCAATCTCAAAACGCTTCAAGCGTGAAGATTTACAAGGCAAAAAGAAGCTCTAGTTTGGTAACAACAAAATACAATCCGGTCTTAAATATGACCGGATTTATAATTACAAATAGATTATGAATAAGACAGCTAAGGAAATAATAATTCAAGCAAAGCATTTGTCTCAGACTGATAACTCTAAGGCTTTTGATTGGGACTTACTGACTTCGCTTTTGAATAATTCATATACAACTCTATATAATGACTTAACAGGATATTCCAATTCATTTATTGGATATTTTGATTTCACAGACAAAGAAGTAGGATTGCCTGCTGATTGTAATAAGGTTCTATCTGTATTTTATGGAACTGAGGATAATCCTTATTTCATATCTCAATCATCTCAGAATAACTTCATTCCTGGTAATTACTACATAGAGAATAATACAATAAAGGTTGTAGGTAAAAAGGACAGTAGAAAGATTACAGTAAAGTATAGCAAATTGCCAGTAACATTGACTGCCCCAGATGATGATTATTTGGTTGGAGACTTTGCTGATGCTGTTAGTTTTGGCCTTTGTTCTGATGAAGGTTTCTATTACAAAACTACAGAACCAAACAAATATCAGTTCTACAATTTTGACAACAAAGAAACGGAAGAATTTGAAGGCACTATGCCAGCAAGAATTACCACTTTCCTTGATAGAACAATATCTATTGAAAACAACAAGGTTATGTGGGGAGAGGATGATGTTACTGAATATTTTATGAGGGATGAATATGACGAAGTGGCAAATATTAGTAATGCTATTAGTGACAATACCCACATTGCTATTTTATACACTGATGGTACTATATGGTCTATGATGAGTGATTTCAGTAAAACTCAGCTGAATCCAGTTCTTTACAAAGGACGACTATATAAAGTAGATGCATTACTTGGTATCTGTGCTGATGATTCAACAGGACAGTATATATTGGTAAGAAAGAATAATAAGGTCTACAAAATATCATTTGTTCCTGATACTATAATTGATTATCCAGATAATGTATTCTTTGATATCATTGAAGACAAGCTGTCAATTCAGTTACAAGCTCTTCAAGGATTGGATAATACAGCATTGAATACCAAATTACAGCAGGACGAGATGAGTTTCTATCAATCATTACAAAGAAGTCAGCAAGGAATGAGGATAAGAAACGTCGATAACCGCTATAGATGGAGGCAAATGTAATGAAAGAACCATTCCTTCAATACGGAGATTACAAATCAAAATTACCTGAATGGCAAGAAGGAGCAGAATTCAATCCAAATATTGAATCAGATGAGAGATGTAAAAAATTTCTCATCAATTCAGTTGATAACGACAGCATACTTAGGAAGATGCTTATGCTTGGCTTTATAAAAGATGGAATATTGAGCAATGATATTGCTAATATATATATAATGAGGAGAATGATAAATGGCTAGTTTGTTCGGAGACTTAGGGTTATATTTATATGATACATTCAGTGGTGGTAAAGGAACTACTGATGAATCAGCTGAAGAAATAGAGAATGCTGGAAAAGCATATCAGCAACAGATGGCTGACATTGCTAAAAATACAAAATCAGCAAAAGAACTTTATCAGGAAGGTAAGGAAACGGCTGCGGCTGCTGCTAACAATAAAGCTGGATTAGCTATGAAGAACGCAAAAGCTGCAGCAATGATGAATAGTGGCTCAAAATTGCTTAGTGCTATTCAAGGTGCAGAAGCCGCTAATAAAGCAAGTCAGGAAGGTTATGATACAACTGCCGCACAAGCAGCAGGATTGGCTGGACAAACTCAAGCTCAGAAAAATGCTGCTTTGCAGTCAGGCGCACAATCTGCTTATGAATCTTCAGTTGCTGCTTCTCAGATGAGAGCAAAACAAGCACAAGAAAGAGCAAATGCTGACAAGAATAGAATGGCTAATATTGGAACAGCATTTATACAAGGATTATCAGAATAGGAGATATGAATATGGCAAGAATAAGTCCAAAAGATTACAATACATATGAAGAATATATAGCAGCTGGCGGAAAAGATGATCCAATAGTGAAAACAATGTTTGGAGCAAAGAAGAATGTTGCAAATGCCTCTGCTGCTACTGACGCTCCATTGGCCTCTAAGAAAGATGTCTCAATGGCTTCCAAAGACAATGCAGTTAAACCTGTTATAGAAGCTGAGAA